ATGCTGTTTCTCTCCCCTACGCTCGTTTCAAGCCCACCTATGGCAGATACTTCCAAACCATGACCAATAAAAACTTATCTAGCCAAATCGAACCTTATGAAATAAGTCAAAACCTAGAAGTGGCAATAGAAGCTGCCGAATGGCTAACAATGACAGACGCGGGAGCAATAGCCCTAACTAGACGCCTTGCTTATGCTTTAGATACTAGCTTTAACATGGGCGAACTAAAGGAAGTGCCCGCCCTTGCCGCAAGGTTTACCCAAATACTGGCACAATTACATTTAACGGTGGAAACACGTTTACAGGGCAATAAGGAAGAAGAAAATAATGGACTTGGATACGTCGCAGACTATTTACGGGTTCTCGAAGCCACGCCTACAAAGTCCAAACCTAAAACTGCCTAGCGCGGGGCAAGTTGTAATTGACCTTGCCGCCGAATTTGGGCAGCCGCTTTTACCCTGGCAAGAGTATGTTGTAAACGACGCTTTACAAATGACACCCGAAGGTAAATGGGCTAAGTCAAATGTAGGCATTTTGGTAGCACGCCAAAATGGGAAAACGGCGTTAATGCGCCAAGTGTTTTTAGCCCACCTATACGTTTTTGGCAGTAAACAAATTATTGCTATGGCTCAAACCCGCCAGCTAGCCCTAGACACTTTTAAGCAAACCGTAGACATGGCGGAAAGCCTAGAGTGGACGCGCAAGCGGATTAAACGGGTTAGCCGTACTAACGGGCAGGAAGAACTGGAAATTTACTGCCACCATTACCCTAAGAGCTGCAGCGAGAAATGCCAGCGAATTAGGAAATACAGCATTAGGGCGGCAACTTCGGAAGGCTCACGCGGTAGCACCGCAAACTTACTTTATGTAGATGAGCTGCGAGAAATTAGCGAAGAAGCTTGGCAAGCTGCAGTACCTCTAACCCGAACTACAGGCGGGCAAACTTGGATAACTTCAAACGCAGGCAGCGAAGCAAGCACGGTTTTAAACAGCCTGCGAACCCGCGCCCTTATGAACCAGTCGCCCCGAATGGGCTGGTATGAATGGAGCGCCGCCGAAGGCGCACAAGTGAACCCGCCAGACATTAGAGCTATACAACAAGCTAACCCAGCGTTAGGGCATTTAATAGACCTTGAAAGCATTTTAGATAGCGCTAAATTTGATACTAAGGAAGCATTTCAAACCGAAAGCTTGTGTGTCTGGGTTAGCAGTATGTCGAGCCCCTGGAACATGGACAAGTGGAATTTAGGCGAGCAAAAAATAACCATGACGGACGGGCTGCCTACTTACATGGGGCTAGACCTAACCTTTAACCGTGAAAAGGCTTATTTAGTAAGCGTACAAGAAACCTCTGACAATAAATTAGCGGTCTTTGTTCACGAATGGTTTAAAGACGGCGGGATAAACGACGTAATGCTAGCGGGAGAAATAGCCGAACTTGCTAGACGCTTTAACCCTAGAATTTTAGCTTATGACCCTAATACCGCTGGATTTATCCAACCGCACCTAGCAAGAGCGCAAGTAAATGCCGTGCCTACACCCTGGAGCAGCGCGGGTTTTGCTATCGCTTGCGACCAAACACTAAACGCCATGAACAGCGAGCGCTTAATACACGCAGGGCAAGAAGTTATGTATGAACACCTGGTAGCCTGCGCCAGACGTCCCGCAGGCGACGGCGGCTGGAGAATTGCGCGCCGCGCCGCGACTAATCCAATTAGCGCCGCAGTAGCTTTAGTTATGGCAGTAGGGCACGCTACCACGCCACAAGCCGAACCTGTGATAATGTCAGCCTGACCCTGTTTACAGGTTCTCCGAGGTTCGCGCCTAACGCTTATGAGGGGTCAAGAACTTACTGGACGTTAGGCGCGACACGGTGAACAGCGTTACAAAGTGTTGCATAGTTAGCAACTTAGTTAAATAAACCGCATACTAATAACATGGGTTTACTGGACGTATTTTCACTTACTTCAGAAATAAAGGCAGCCGAACAAACTACGGTTACAGCTGCAGTTAATGTACTACCTAGCCAAAACTTCGCACCATTCTTTATGTCGCCTTTTACTACGCGACAAGAAGCTATGGAAGTACCAGCCGTAGCTAGAGCGCGCTCTATTATCTGCGGTACAGCTGCTAGCCTTCCACTACACGCTTACAACAAAACCACAAACGCCGAAATTTATGGGCGCACAATTCTAGAGCAGCCAGACCCAGCGTTACCTACAGCCGTAGTAATGTCTTGGACTTTTGACGATTTGTTATTTCACGACGTCGCCTATTGGCAGGTTTTAGAAGTTTCGCCAGACGACGGACGACCTACACGCGCCCGACGCATTGACCCGTTACGGGTTAGTTACAATACCGAAGGCTTAAACGGTATCGTTATTGACGGCTTTTATGTAGATATGAATTTAGTTCCAATGTCTGGCGTAGGCTCACTAATTGTTTTTTACGGTCTTGGAACAGGCGGAATTTTAAGCCGCGCAGGGCGCACAATTAAAACAGCGCTAGACCTAGAAAAGGCTGTAAGCCGTATGGCAGAAGAACCAGCCCCAGCTATGTATATTAAAAACAGCGGCGTAGACCTTCCAGCCGCTCAAGTATCTAGCCTTTTGGCTAACTGGAAAGCTGCACGCGCCCAGCGTTCAACCGCTTACCTATCTGGAAACCTTGAAGTACAAGCTTTTGGTTTTGACGCTACCCAAATGGAACTTAGCGCGAACCGTATGAACACGGCTACCGAAATTGCCCGCTTAATGAATATTCCAGCCTGGTATTTAAACGCTGAAAGCACTAGTAGCACCTATAGCAATACCTTGCAGGAACGCCGCTCACTTATTGACTTATCGCTAATGCCGTACCTTATTGCGGTGGAAGGTCGTCTAAGTATGGACGATATAACCCCAAGCACCCAGCGCGTACGCTTCGAGGTTGAAGAGTACCTACGCGGTACGGCTATGGAGCGTATCGAGGTAATAGGCAAAATGCTAGAGCTTGGTTTAATTGACATAAACGAAGCTAGGGAAATGGAAGACCTAGCCCCTAGAGGAAGCGAAACAAATGCAAATTAACTTTGACGGCAAAATTTTAGCCGCAGATGTACCTAATAGAACTATTACAGGAATGGTCGTACCCTTCGGCGTTTCTGGTCGAACCAGCGCAGGCGAAGTAGTATTTGAATTTGGAAGTTTCCAACAGTTTAAAGCTGAAGAAATTATTTTAAACAAAGAACACAGCCGAACAGACCCACTAGGGCGCGGTATTGCAGGAAGTGAAGTTATTACACCTGCAGGTATTTCTATGGCTTTTAAAATAGCCCCTACTACGGCTGGAACAGACGCCCTAATTGAAGCCGCCGAAGGTTTACGCCCCGCTTTTAGTATCGAAGCTAGCGCGGACGAATACACAATAGACAAAGGCGTAATGCGCGTAAGCGCTGCTACCTTGCAGCAAGTCGCACACGTTACAAACCCAGCTTTTAAAAGCGCTTTAATAAGTGACGTCGCAGCTAGTGAAGAAGAAGAAAGCGACACCCCAGAAACCCCCGAAGCGACAGCCGCCGAGGAAAATCCAGAAGGAACAATTATGGAAAACGAAGAAACCGTAGTTGAAGCCGCAGAGGAAGTAGCAGCACCAGCTGTTATTCAGGCTGCCGCTCCAATTCGCACAGCACCACGAAGCCCAATCGTAGACGGAACTTCTTACCTAGAGCACAGCATTAAAGCTGCTATGGGTAACGACGATAGCCGCCAGTACGTTAGAGCAGCGGACGAAAGTACCACCACTAACACGGGTCTAACCCTGCCTACCCACCTTCAAGAGTTTATTTCTACAACTATTGACGGACGCCCAACTATCGACGCAATTTCACGCGGCGTTTTGCCTGCAAGTGGAATGAGCTTCACAATCCCTAAGCTAACTCAAGCGCCAACAGTTGCAGATGTAAACGAAGGCGCCAGCCCATTTGGAACACCTATGACTTCAAACTACCTAACCGTAGATGTTCAGAAGTACGCAGGCGCTTCTAGAATTAGCTGGGAGCTCATTGATAGAAGCTCGCCCGCCTTTCTCACCGAACTCCTAAGGGAAATGGCTGCAGCTTACGCTAAGGCAACAGACCTTGCAGTAGTTTCTGCCCTTCTATCAGGTGGAACAGATGCCACCGCAGTAGCAGGTACAGCAACAGGTCTACAATCCTTTATTTCAACCGAAAGCGCTGCCGCTTATTCAGGTTCAGGCAACTTTGCCCGCAACCTTGTAGCTAACACTACGAACTGGTCTAACATCATGGGATACCAGGACGACAGCAAGCGCCCACTTTACACCGCCGCCGCACCTTCAAATGCACCTGGCGCAGTAAACGGTACTTCAATCGTAGGTAATGTATTAGGCACAAACCTATTTGTAGACCCACACATTGGAGCAGGCGCAGACGAAGGTATGATTTTGGTCGCACCTGAAGCTGCAACCTGGTACGAAAGCCCAGTACGCCAAGTTCGCGTAGATGTAATTGGGTCAGGCGAAATCGAAGTATCCGTATACGGTTACGGTGCTATCGCTGTTAAGAAGCCTTTGGGCGTTCGCGTTTACCAACAGAGCTAAAACACCCAAATAAACGTAGGGGCGGTGCTGCCCTGTGCCGCCCCTACACCCCAATTTTGAAAGGTTAAACCTATGGCGATTATTAGCATTAGTGAGTTAAAGGCTGTACTTGGCATTGGTTCAATTTATTCAGACGCAGTAGTTCAGCAAGTGGCAGACGCCGCTAGCGACATTATTTTAAGTTACTTAGAATTTAACCGCTCAAACATTGTGACCGTAGAGCTGGAAGACAACATAGCAACCTTTTATACAGCCGAACCACATGACTTTGTAGTAGGTTCGGCGCTTACTATTTCTGCCTGTGGAGCAACTTTTAACGGTTCTCGAACGGTTACCGAGCATAGGGCAAACGATTTTAAAGTAGCAATTACAGCTGCCGACGTTATCGCTACACCGCTACGACCATACGGTAAAGCCGCATTAACTTCACAAGCTACTTTGTACGACACAAACGCCAGCGTTAGAGAAGCCTGTTTAGCCCTAGCCGTAGACATTTGGGAAACCCAGAAGGGCACAATGGGACAACAGGGGGTAGATTTTGCACCTGCTCCGTACCGTCTAGGGCGCTCTATGCTCCAGCGCGTAATGGGTCTACTAGGTAAAGACGTAGACACGAATAGCCTGGTCGGATAATGGCAGACCTAGTAACCCTGCGTAACGGTCTAGCAAGCGCGCTAAGCGCCGCTGGTCGCGTAGTGTATGCGTTCCCCAGGGAACAAATAACCCCGCCTGCATTAGTTCTAGTGCCTGCAAGCCCTTACTTAATGCCTGCAAGTATTGGCGCTTCTACAAACCGAATACACGTTCGTTTTGAACTTACGGCTATTGTCGGGGCAGCTGATAACCAAGCGGCTTTAGCAAACATTGAAAGTTTAGCTTTATCTGTTTTTAGTTTATTGCCAACGAATACGGCAATTATTAACGGTTGGTCACAGCCACAAATACAGGAAGTGTCAGGGCAACAAATGCTTACTAGTTCACTTACGATAGAGCTAGTAACAAACACCTAACAAGAAAAAGGAAGGCAAACCATGCCAGCAACATATATAACAGGGCGTAGTCTAACGCTCAGCATTAATTCGGTATCGTATGCCGACCAAGCAAGCACAGTAACCTTAGAAATGGAAAATAATCAACAGGTTTTGGAAGTTTTGTCAGGTCGCGCTTACAAGACCGTAGACAAAACCGCTACCCTAAACGTAGAACTTTATTTAGACGATAGTTCAAGCGCTGGAATTATTAGCGCTTTATGGGACGCCGCTAAAAATGCGCCAGACACTAGCCTAGCTTTTAGTTTTGACGTAAACGGCGACACTTTTACAGGTAACGTTTTTCCAGTATTTCCAACAGTAGGTGGAGCAGCTACAGACGTGCTTACCACTTCGTTAAGTTTTGTAGTAGAAGACGGCAGCGTTTCCCGCGCTTAACTAAGAGAACAGGGCACTAAATGAAATACGAGATAACTACCCAACAGGGCAATAAATACATAGTGAGCGACAACGACGCTTGGTTATGGATTGAATTAGAGCGGGAAACTGGTCTAACCATGAAACAAGCAAGCGTAAAAATGGCTGAAGGGTCTTTAGATATAATTACCGCGCTTTTGTTTAAGGCGGCATTTATAGATAAGAAAACCGCAATTAAAACGCATAAGGCTTGGGTTCAAGAAGAATTTGAAACTTTTGACGTGGTGAGCGAAGACCCAAAAGACATGAAGGCGGAAGCCTTAGAAGAAGTTTAATAGCAGTTGCCGTTAATACAGGCATACCGCTAAACGACTTGTTTACTTGGTCGCTCACAGACATTAACACCGCTTATGAGTTAATAGCAGAGAGGAACGGGCACAATGTCAGATAAACAAACAGTTAAAATTGTGCCTGACCAGCGGCAACTTAGAGGGCTTTACGCAGCTTTTAGAAACATGGACGAAGCTAGCAAAAACGCACTTAAAACAGAAGTGACAGGTATTAGTGCTTGGTCTGCCGACCAGCTAAGAACTAGTTACGTTTATAACCCTTTTCCTAAACAAGCTGAAATAGTCATATCTACAGTACGCCCAAATAAAGACCGTATACCAAACGTAACCATAGGCGGCAGTAAAGGGCGCTTTAGTGGTGGAGCGGTATCGGGACAAGTTTTATTTGGTTCGGAATTTGGCGGACCTTCTTATTTTCCTAATGGCGGTAGGCGTTTTCCTTTTAGGTCAGAACAAAAAGGTCGCGGTAATGTCGGCTACGGCATTTTTAAAAAGTTATCAGAAATCCAGCCGCAGCTTACTGCACGCTGGAAGTCTGCCGTAGAAACACACGTTATAAAGAAATGGGCAGATAATGGCTGATATTAGAACGCTTAAACTTAACCTGTTAGCAGATGTAGACCAATTTGGGCGCGGCATGGCGCAAGCCAATAACGATACAGACACGCTACAAAAAGGAATGTCTGATAAGTCTAAGAAAATGGTTAAGGCATTAACAGCGGTTACTATTGCCGTCGGTGCTATGGCTATTGCTTTAGGTATAGACGCAGTTAAGGCAGCTGCCGAAGATGAAGTAAGCCAAGCCAAGTTTAGGGAAAGCCTTAAAGATAGTACAGGCGTAACGGACGCTTATGTAGATAGCCTGGACAAAGTCATTGAAAAAATGCAATTTATGTCAGGCTTTAGCGACGGCGAACTACGCGACAGTTTAGGACGTTTAGCACGTTCAACAGGTAACACACAAGAAGCCCAAGACCTGTTGGAACTTTCTATGGACATTAGTCGCGGCACAGGAAAAGATTTAACTACAGTCGCAGACAATTTAGCCAAAGCTTACGACGGTAACGAGGGCGCACTTAAGCGTATGGGCGTACCGCTAGACGACAATATTTTAAAGTCTGGCGATTTTAAAGACATTACGGACGAACTTACCCGCTTATTTGGTGGACAAGCTAGCGAATATGCCGACACTTACCAGGGTAAATTAGACATTGTAAACCAGCGTTTAGGCGAATTTAAAGAAGGCGCTGGTAAAGGCTTAATTGACGTTTTGGGTACGTTGCTATCGACAGTAAACGACGTAGCTAAAGGATTTAGTGGCGAAGACCCACAAGGTTTGAGCAGTCGCGCTAGAGAGCTTGCGGGAGAGTTTCAAGGCAACGGGGCTAATAGTTTAGGCGGGTCACTCAAAGCCGTGGCTACCGCCTTTGAAGATTTATTTACAGCTTTAAACAGTTCAGACGCAGAAGGCGGCACAAGCGCTTTAGAGAAAATTGCAGGCGCACTAGAAACTTTTGCAAGTGCCCTGAACTTAGTTACAAGTGCTTACGAAAAGGCACAGGGTTTAGGTAAAGCTTTTAGCAGTAGCAAAATCGGTGGTTTTGTTTTGCGTGGTGAAAACCTAGTACAAACGCCATTTAACCAGCGTGCCGCGGGTGGTTCGGTTATGGCTGGACAGCCTTACCGCGTCGGAGAATTTGGAAGCGAAATATTTGTACCAAGTGGTTCGGGCAGTATACGACCAGATAACGGCGGCGGCGGTAATACCTTTGTTTTTAACGGCGTAATAGACGGCGAAAGCGCACGCCGAAGTATCGAACGTTTACTACAAAATAGCGCCAGACGTACAGGAGCAGTAAGCCTAGTAGGGGCTACATTGTGACAAATTACGAGCCTAACCCGACAGTAGAATTTAACGGCGGGCTTTTTTTTGCAGATAACACCATTTCCAATATTTCTATTAGAGCTGGTCGTAATGATGTTTTAAGCCAGCCGCAGCCGTCTTATGCTCGTATTGAAGTCTGGACAAATGCCAGCGAACCTTTAGCAATAAACCTAAGTCAATCTGTAGTAATTTCTATAGATAAAGGAACGACTGGAACAGCGCCTATTTTCACAGGCATTATTTCAGATGTAGAAATTTCTTTAGATGCGTACGGAGAAATAGGCAGTATTGCCCGTTATTCGGTTACAGCCGTGGGAGCGCTAGCGCAGCTAAATAAAAGACTTGTGGGCGCTTCAGGATTTAGTAAAGAGTTTGACGGCACACGGGTATTTAACATACTTTCAGAAGCCTTTTTGACTTCATGGCTAGATGTAAACCCTACGCTTACTTGGCAGCAATTACCTACGCAGACTACTTGGGCAACTTATGACGCGACTAACGAAGCTTTAGTAAACGCCCTTACAACTACCGTAGACAGACCAGGAGATTATGAACTAACTTCCTACAGCGGCGGCGAAACTAACGCTTACGAGCTTATACAACAAGCTGCCCAATCAGGGCGCGGGGTTATTTGGGAAGGCGGCGACGGGCATATTCATTACGACGATTACAGCCACCGCTTAAATAACACAGCGCTAACCCTTACCGACGACGACATTTTAGCCCGCGGTCTTAAAACCACCGCCCAATGGTCAGAAATTGTAAACGACGTAACCGTAAGCTACAAAGCTAATGCCACTAAAACAGCCCGTGACGAACAAAGCGTAATTTTATACGGGCAACTAGCTGGAACACGTTCAACCCAATTAGAGCAGGCTACCGCAGCCCAAGACCAAGCTAATAGTTTTTTAACGTCCCGCAGCTACCCGCGAACCTATCCCGAAGTTATTACTATTCCTTTACATAGCCCGACAGTATCGGACGCCACAAGGGACGCTTTAGCCGAGATTTACAACGGTTTACCCGTCGTAACTAATGACCTGCCAGCCGTTTTCGGAACTTCTTTTAGTGGTTACGTTGAAGGCTGGACATGGAACTTAACAAGATATACCGCCGATTTAGCTTTAACTTGTTCGGCGTTTTACGAAACATACCCGCATTTAGTCTGGTTTCAAATACCAGTTACTACGACTTGGGCGGGGTATACTCCAAATACCAACACATGGCAGGATTTATAAATGGCTTCGACAACGAATTACTCATGGTCTACACCTGATGATACAGGGCTGGTTAAGGACGGCGCGGCAAATATCAGAACTTTAGGCAGTTCTGTAGATACCACGCTATTTACTGCATTAGGCGGTACTTACCCAGGTCTTCGCCTAGTTAAAAAACAAACCATTGGTAGTGCTGTTTCAAGCGTTACAGTTACTAACGCATTTAGTGCTACATATGCTAATTACAAAATTCTAATTGTGGGCGGTGTTGGTTCTGGTACAGCTAGTTTGCATATGCAACTAGGGGCAACTACTAGCGGTTATAAATTTGGTATTGGTTATATTGCATACTCAACAGGTAACCCAACTTCGTATAGTTCAAGCACAGGCGCGGCAAGATTTTTAGACCTCGGCGGTATGAGTACCGCAAGCCAAAATTTTAACGTAGATTTGCATAACCCTTTTGCTTCCACTCAAACTATGATGGTTACACAGTATGCACAAACGGACGTGGGTTCGATTTGGGGCGCAGGCGCGCAACAGTCTACGACTTCTTTTACGGATTTTACTGTGGCAACTGGTTCGGGAACTATGACAGGCGGCACTATTTACGTCTACGGATATGGAGCAAGTTAAATGGCAACTTCTAAAGCACAAGCTATTGAAAAACCGTTAATACAAATAGACGACGAAATACGCGAAATGACAGACGAAGAATATGCAATTTATTTAATAGAACAAGCTGCATATACTCCGCCGCCTAAGGTTTAGTAATGACCGTTTTAACATGGCTAGCCCATAGCCCTTTAGCTTCATTTATTAAAGTATTTGGTGCTGGGGTTTTGGCTTGGGTACTTATGAACCCAGAGCGCTTAGGCTTACACCCAGCCGCCGCTATGGGACTAGCTGCAGGTCTGCCAATTGTTATTAACTGGTTAAACCCAGAATACGACAATTACGGCAGGGCTAACTTAGATGTATCCGATTAAAGCACCTATAGTTACATTTCCTTACGGCGCTAAATACAAAAACGGCACACTTCATAAGGGCGTAGACTTTCGCGCCAATAAGACCCAAGTAACCGCAGCTGTAGGCGGCGTAGTAGTCCATGCAGGGCGACACGTTTACAAAAAGGGCTGGGGTTATGCTTTTGGAATTCACGTCATTATTGACAATGAGCGGTTTACAGACGGCACAGCGGGCTTATGGGCGGGTTATTGCCACCTAAGTAGCGTTAGTGTCAAAGTTGGGCAACGTGTCGCAGCGGGCGATTTAGTGGGCATTTCAGGCAATACAGGGCGAAGCACAGCGCCACACTTGCATTTTCAGATATTAGCTAGCCGCACCTGGTCACCAAATAAACACCGAAACCCGCAGAAATGGCTAGACGCATGAGCCAATACATAAGCGTTAAATCAGACGCCAAAAGCAACCCGCCTAGCCAAAACCTACCTACGGACAAATGGCAAACTATAGAAGCTGGCGGAATTACTAAATTAGTACCTACCGAAAACAGCGAAGTAGGCGCGTTATGGGCTTGCTATTTAAACGTAACTACACCGAAGTTAGCAGGGGCTACCGAACTTACCCTTAAATGGGTTCGGGATTTTAGCGGTATAAACGACGCTACGGGTTATACGACGATACCCCTGAAAAAAGGCGCTACAACTTTTGTAACAAATATGTGGGTATTTAAAGCCAAAAAAGGGCAGCCAGTAACCTTACAGGTTAAGGCTAACGGGAAGGCTACAGTAAGCACGCGGGAATTAAAGTTAAGTATTTCATAATGGAAATTTTGTTAAACGTCGCGCAAGTAGCCGCCGCTATTATGACTATTGCAGGAGCTATAGGAATGTTTGTTAAGTGGGCAGTAGTTAAGCCTATTAAGTTATACATAGACCAGGCGACAGCCCAAATAGCCCCAAACGCTAACGGTGGACGCTCATTAAATGACCTTGTAGACAAAGTAGACGACCTTAAAACAATGCTTAACAGTCACATAAAAGACCACGACACGCCGAAATAATTTAACCTACTTGCCACACTTGCAACAGTATGCAACACTAAAGCAACAGGGAAAGGGACTTATGGAAAAGTACCTAACAGCAAAACAGGTAGCCGACAAGCTGCAAGTTAATCGAACTACCTTATGGCGCTGGGAAAAAAACGGGACACTTAAACCAATGAAAATTGGCGGTGTCAAGCGATACAGTCAAGACCAAATAGACAAAAAATAAACAACAAAGGAACAGGGCGAACAAATGGGACTATTAACATTTTTTGGGTTTTGTGTATTTTTTGCTATCGGCTTTATGGTCGGTGCATTAGTACAAATACAAAAACATGAAGAAGAAAAGCACCAAGCAAGAATTGCTTACTGGCGTTGGGCTCGTAGTGGCGAAAACATTGAACACCAGATGCAGCGCGACGGGTGGACACTATGAGCTACGACATTAGCGACTATGTAGACGTTAAGACCCGTATAGAAATGCTGTATGCGAAGTACCCAGAAGCTTCTATTCAGTTTGAGTACATGGGCGTAATGGAAGGTAACCCAGACTTTATTTGGGGTATTGCTAGGGTCTTTAGAAGCCCCGAAGACTTGTTACCATGCACGGGAACATGCAGCGAACTAGCGCAGGGTAAGACAGCATTTACACGCGGTAGCGAATTAGCAAACCTAGAAACTAGCGCTATTGGGCGGGCTATTGGGGCGCTGGGCATTGGGCTAGGTAAGTCAATGGCGACCAAGCAAGAAGTAAACGCGACGCAAGCTAGACAAGTTACGCCTGCAGCTGCCGAGCCTGACCCCTGGGCTAAACCTGACGAAGATTACCCAACCGTCCCACAATGCTTACACGGCAGTATGCGACGCAAGACAGGGTTAAAGAAAAACGGCGACCCTTACGCGGGCTATGTCTGCACGGTAGGCGGCACAGCTGAAGAATGTAAAGCGAAGTGGGATAAATGAGTTACGAAATACGCAGTATGGAAATGCACTTAAAGAATACTTGGCAGTTCGACAAATGGGGCTTTACTGGGTCTATGGGCGACTTGGTTACCTTAAGCGACGTAGACGGGTTTTATTGTTATTACCTAGAAACAGGCTACAAATTTCTAATGGTCGAAATGAAACATTGGGACGGTACAGGAGAAATACCCCGCATAAACTTACGAAGTGGTCAGGCTGTAGCTCTTAAACACCTGGCAGCGCAAAAAAACTTTACCGTTTTAATCGGTTACGGCGACACAAGTACCCAGACCGTACACGCTGCCGAAGTATGGAAGAACGGCGTAACTTACGAAGTCAATTTTAAAGAAGCCTTAGAAAAATGGTGGAACTATGCCAAACGATAACGAGGTTGAGCGCTGCACCTGCGGCGCTTGGTATTACATAGGTAAGCCGTGCGGCTTTTGTGAGAAATGGAGAAACAGGGCATGAGTAAAGAAACATTAGAGAAGCTATACGACGCAGGTTATGTAAACGCACTAATGCAGCTGCGCGTACACATTAACGCCTTTATAGATAAACCGAACAGCCAAATAAAGCGGGTATTTGAACTAATGGACTTTATGTTAGAAGCGATAGAAGAAGAAAAAGGTGTTAAATGAGCGACCAAATTTGGAACAGCATTAAAGCTAAGGTTCATGGGCATTACCTTGCAGCTCATAGCCTGCCAGAATACTGCAAGGGCTGCGGCAATACTTTAAGCCCAACAGACTTAGGGTATGACCCATACACACACGAAAGGCTATGGGTTACCTATTGCTGCGGCACTATGGATAAGTACGTTGAAAAAGTTATAGACGATAGTTAAACAAAAGCGACACGCCCTAAACCTCGAACCATTAGGACGTGTCGCGGTTACCTATGATACGGTAACAAGCCTTGCGAACTTACTAATAAGTATAACTTAGGGCGTGCTAATAACACGCTAAACCGCTGTTTGAGAGCGTACTATTAGTATGGATTTATAAGCCCATGCAGGCAGAAATGCGAGCTTAAAAGGTGTACTTGAAACGAGCCGCCCAAGTATTAGTAGCAAAACTTTTTGAGCATATGGCGCGGCTGGACATTAGTCCCCATGACGACCCACACGATAGCGACGGGTTAAGAAATGGTGTTAAGTAAAGCCATTCCTTGCCTACTCCAGCTTAGGGTTAATCCTTGCTAACCTGACTAAGTGGATTATGTGCAAGTGCCTAAGAGCGACTTAGTGCAGTATGTAGCAAGGGTAAATGCACTAATACAAGACCATGACAAACAAACGCAAGAACTAAGCGACATAAGGGCATTAGCAGACATAGTAAACGAAACATGGCAGAGCAGATTAGACCTATTAGCTGACTACATACTGGACCTAAATCCTAAAGAAACAAGCACTTACGAACGGGGTCTAATGAAGGCTTACGAGATAATGAAAGGGCAACATGAGTAAGCACGGACTAAGGGGTAATACCACTAAGCGCGAAAGCCTACGGGCTCAAGCCTTTAGAATGTACGGGAAAACCTGTAACTATTGTGGCGAGATAGGGCAAGAAGTAGACCACGTTATAGAATTGGCTGCAGGTGGAGAGGATAGCATAGAGAACTTACAAGTACTATGCAGCCCTTGCCACAAGGTCAAGACCGCTAAGTACAATTCAAGCCGTTTAAAGGGCACTAGGGGCGTTTTTTCTGAAGCACCCGCAC